TTACGCTACAATCGGTTCTATTGTGAATATTGCTTGGAAATTCCACGAATTAGGTATCAGAAAGGTTATTATCGATGAATGTGATAGGTTTCCGAGAGAACCTGATGGTATGTTACGGAGATTTTTAACAGCCGCGAAGATAACACACGTATTAGGTCTTACTGCAACCCCATTAAAGTTACAAACCAATATGGATGAGTTTGGAAAGCCGTTTTCAAAGTTGGTAATGTTGACATCAAAAAGTAAAAAGGGTAATTATTTCAAAGAAATCATCCACGTTGCTCAAATTAAGGAAATGTGTGAGTTAGGATTCTGGTCACCACTACAATATGAATCGTATGATTTTGAAACCGGTGATTTAGTGTATAATTCTACAAATGCGGAATATACCGAAGAAAGTATTAGAAAAGCGTATAGAGACCAGGATATTGCTGGTAAGATAATTCGTAAAATTGCTCAATTACCCGATAGAAAATCGATATTAGTAGCAGTTCCTTCAATTGAAGAAGCAAAAGAACTATCCACCCGTTTACCGAGTTGTGCTCCGATATATAGCGGGATGGCGGATGCGGATAGAGATAGAATAATCGATGAATTCAAAAGAGGGGTATTGAGAATTGTTGTACAAGTTACAATTCTATCAGTAGGGTTTGACCATCCTCAACTGGATTGTATCATTACCGGTAGACCTACGGCTTCTTTGAGTTGGTGGTATCAATTTGTGGGTAGAGTGACACGTATCCATCCTGATAAGGCTGATGGGCTTATAATCGATTTCGTGGGGAGTGTACCAAAGTTCGGGAAGGTAGAAGATTTATATTTTGAATACGAAACTCCATTATGGAAATTATATGGTGAAGGTACAAAGTTATTAACAGGTATTCCACTTCACGAAATAGGTTTACACAAACAAAATCAACCAAGTCCGCATGATATTGCCGCACAAGGACCGGTTGTTCAAATGACATTCGGAAAATACAAAGGTACTGAAATACGAAAGATTCCAATTTGGTATCGTAAATGGATGTTGGAAAATATTAAATGGAATCCCTTCAATAAACAAATTCAGCAGGAGTTACTCCGTCTTAAAGAAATCGGTATCTAAATTAGATGATATTTATTAGTATGAGTAAAATAAAATACTACATACTACGATATTGGGTTTCTTTTTTCTTTTTAGTATTAGCATTTTATTTCTATCAACCACAATCTACAATCACTCATTGCTCTCCAAACTTATTAATTAGTGTTGGTGAATCAAAAACCCTTTTAGGTTTAGGTGAAATGACTTGGATGTGGATATTAATGGCCATTGCACACGGAGCTAATGCCTGTTATTGTGATATTAAATCATTGTTAAAAAAGAGATAATGATAATATCAACCACCATATCAAAGTTAATTAATCTTTTGTTATTGGTGTTTGGTTTTGTTTTCTTTATAATTTCTTCGCAACAATTGAAATATAGATATTACCAATGGGTAGGGTTACGAAGTGTGTGGGCTAAAAAGATATTATTTAAAAAATTAATAAAATAAAAATGTACGTTATTCACAAGCAACTTATACCTAACAACAATCTTATTTGGGTATTAAAAATAAACGATAGTGATGTTATACATTCATTTTCTACATTAGAGGAAGCTGAACTTAAATTAAATGAATTGAAGAATTCTGATACTGATGGTAGAGGATATAAAATATCTTTGCAAAAAGAAGATGGTAGTTTTTCAGAACTGTAAGCAGCTCCAAGTTCCTTGTTAATGTCTTTATTTATACTGCTTTCTTATTCCCTGGTTAAATAGTCTAGTGTCAATAACTATGGTCCAAAAAACCCAAACGTAAACAAATGTGGAAAAATTTTTCATTTTTTCAAATAAAGTTTGTTTTGCTTGGTAGTATCAAAAATTATTCGTATATTTGTAAAACGAATAAAAATATCTACATATATGCCAGCTAAACCAAAGATAAATAAATCAGAATTATTAGTAGGAAATTACTCAAAACATAGTGTAACATTAAAACCAACCGAAAAGCAACTTTTAAGGGATAGTGAACCTAAAGAAATGGTAAAAGGACCTGCGCATTATGGTGGTATTGATAATCCATACGAAGTAATTAAAGTATGTGAAGCTTGGGGTTTAGATAAAGATGCATACCTATTCAATGTTGCTAAATACATAGCAAGAGCCGGCAAGAAAGACCCTCAAAAAGAATTAGAAGATTTAAAGAAAGCCGCATTTTACCTTAATAGAAAGATAGAAAACCTACAAAAGTAGATAATTTTATAGGGATATATTTATCCTTATGGAATATCAAAACTTATTATTATATCCAAACGTATATCCTTCGATTGATAATTACGGCAGAACCCTTGATGGAAACTTCGCGGTAGTAGGTAATTACGAGAAGGATAATGTAAAACCATATACTAATCCGAACCTAAATGATATAGAAGTTATAGAAAATACTTCATTTAGATTCATTCTTGCTATCAAAGAATCGGTAGTATCCGATGAAACTAGATATTTCACTTCACAACCTTTTTATGATGATTTATTAATATCGATTACGGAAAACAATCCATTTTTTATTAACAATGCTTTAAATGATAATCTTTTTATAAGAGTTACACTTGATAAACAAATAGCATTATTTAATGATTTAAAATTAATAGATTTAGGTACTGGAGTAAAACAAAATCAAAACCTATTTTTAGTAGCGGATAATACTATTGATTACATAACATTGGTTCAGTATATTGATTGGGTTGTAAGTTCGGTAAATCCGTTGGATGATGATACTAATGGAGTATTGCCAGCTGAAAAAATTGCTGATTATGAAATTGGAGAATATAATCCAGATACGGGTGAATTTACACCAAATAGTGCAAAGGCGGCTGCACTAGCTAATAGATTAGAAGAATTATACTTTGAGTTAGAAGATGTTGAAGAAGCTATTGCTGCAATGCAAGGGGATATACCGGCCGAACCTAAAAAACGAAAAACATCCGTATTAGAAATTATTAGTTTAGGATTAGGAGCTCTTAGTGTGGCAAAAGGAGCCACTGCTCTTAAATCATTTGTTGCTGCAGAAAAAGCAAGTAAGGCATTAAGAGCTGCAGCCCCAGCTATTATTAAAACTACATCTAGTATTCCAAAGATAACTGATTTAAATCAAGCCGGAATGACTGCTTTACAAAATAAAGTTGTATCGGGTGGACTTGTAGACTCGTTGGGTAATAGAATTGGAGCTCCAACTATAACTGTAACGAAAGAACTAACAAAAAGGGCGTTTAATTTTAAAAACGTAGTAAATAGTGTAAAAACGGCAGCAACTAAAGTTGGTAATAAGGTTGAAGCTGCTACTAAATTTGTAGGTAATAAAACTAAACAAGTTTCTGGATTAATTAATAGAGCGGCTCAAACAGATCTTGGTGCAGCTGCAATCAGAACTGGTATTGCAGTTAATGATATAGTACAAAGTAGTAAGGGAGCTGTTCAGCCAAAAGGAGCAGTAGCAATAAAAGTTGCAAAAGAAATAAGAAAAACCGCAACCATAGAATTAGGAAAAGCGATAGTAAAAAAAGCTATTACAAAAGGACTTATAAAAGGGGCTGGCGCGAAAATATTAGGTGCAGCTACTGGTCCAATTGGAGCGGGTATTATGGCAGCAGTTGGTATTGTTAAATTCTTTGTTGGTAAAGCAAAACAAAAGAAAGAATTTAAGAAACAAAAAGAAGCATACGATAAATCTATGGCTGAATTAGAACGTCTAACTAAACGAAAAGAAGATATTGAATTTGAAATTAATAATATAACCAAGAGTGGTAAATTAACACTTGATGGTAAACCAAAAGGAGATGATAGATTTTCATCAACTCAAAAATATTTTCAAAACATAGGAAAAAGTATATTAGAAAAACAACAGCAACAAACTAATGCACAAACTGCATTTGGATAAAGATTGTTTGGTTATATTTATATGTAATAAAATGGTTGCCGATGGTTAATCCAAATGTTGCATGGAAGAAGTACCTTAATAGTAGTAATCCTATTATTAACAAATATCTTAATGATTATGGTGATACACTTCTCCATCAGACATTTCAACGATTAACATTTGCAATCAAATCCAAAAAATCTCACATCATTTTATTTCGTTTTAAAGATTCCGATATAGTTTCTAAAATCGGTAGGGAAGAATACGTCCCAGCATTAGAACAACTACTAAACCTTTGTATTAAATTAGAAAAATACGAATTGTGTAGAGATATACATAATAAATTGAAACTCATTAAATTGAAAAAAACTAGAGGGAAACCTAAAAGTGTTACATCAGTTAAACCAAAAAAATAAATTGATATGGCTAAAAAGGTAAAAGAGGAAGAAGTTCCAAAAGAGGTAGTTAAAGAGTATAAGTTATCGTATCCAAAGGTTATAAAGAAAATAAAATTTAAAACATACAATCAAAAGAGATTTTACAAAGCAATTGAGCATCCCAACCATAATATTATAATGGGTCATGCTTTAGCGGGGGCAGGAAAAACATACATATCAATACAAAAAGGTTTAGAGTTATTATTACATCGTTTGTCACATATTGAAAAATTAATTATAATAAATCCAACTGTTGATGTTGGTAGTGAAGATAAATTAGGGCATTTGCCTGGTGATTTAATGGAGAAGATAGCAGTACACAATGAATCATCTTTATACATAATGCACAAAATTATAGGACCGGTTGAAACTAAAAAGTTGATTGACCAAGGAAAGATTGAGTTTAGAGTATTAAACTTTTTAAGAGGTATAAACTTTGAAAAGAGTTATATTATTTTAGATGAAGCGCAAAACGCATCACCGCAACAACTAAAAACATTAATTACTCGTATTTCGGATGATGCCAAATTAATCATTGAAGGTGACCTTTCTCAATGTGATAAGTACAAAAATAATGGTTCACCCGCTTATACAAAAAGTGGATTTTTTGATGTGTGGAAACGATTGGGTAAACTAAAAGGAGTTTATCAGATTGAATTTACAAAAGAAGATTGTATCCGTTCTGGTATTGTTAAAAGAGTATTGGAACGATATGAATTAGAAGAAGAAATTTATTTAGGTGAAAATAACCAATATGAGCTAGATTTCAGTTTTAACCCTTTTCCAGATGAAGAAGTGGTTGAAAATGAGGAAGTTATAACTAATTGATTTTCAATGACTTATAAAAAGGGGCGTAACTTGTTGATTTTCAATGAGTTATTCCCCTTTTTTTATTTGGTAATATCAGATATTTTTCGTATCTTTACTATATAAAGAAAGATAAGATATGTCAAAGAAAATTGTATGGATTGATATGGATGGTGTTTTGGTTGATTTTGCCGGACACGTTGAAGAAACGATAGAAAAAAATGTGTTTCTTAAAACTGCATACAAAGGTAGATATGACCACATACCGGGTATATTTAGAAACCCAAAACCTGTTGATGGTGCAGTTGATGCTATTAAGAAATTAGCAGAAAGTGGTAAGTATGAATTGTATATAGCTACCGCGGCACCTTGGGGTAACCCGATGGCGGCTATGGATAAACGATTTTGGATTGAAGAATACTTCGGACGTTTGTTCCACAAAAAAATGTGTATCACTCACCTTAAAGGAATGTTAATTGGTGATTACCTTATTGATGATAGAACTGCAAATGGTGCAGGTGAATTCAAAGGTGAACTATTAAGATTTGGATGGGCTTACGAAACAAAACAATTTAATGAATATCCGAATTGGGATTCTATACTTAAAAAACTTCTATAATGAAAAAACTTTTAACCCCTATCGTTTGTTTATTATTACTAGCATCTTGTCAAAAAGATGAAACATTCATTGAACCAATTTATAATTACGAATTAGTAATTGATTCGGTCCTTAATAGAGCAGGTACTAACTCTTTATCAAAAGACAGTAATGGCTATTATCATTTGATTATAAACAATCCATATTCACAACAGCAAACTCATAGAGTAGTTGGTAAATTTTTAGTAAACGGACAACAACCAAATTACCCACATAAAATAGAATGGGAAAGTAATTTATTTTGGTCAGTTCAAAGAGGTGATACAATCGCCACAATAAGTGAAGCATATATAAACTATTTTACAGGTCAGTTTACTATTGTGAAATTACCACCATTTGTGGCACTTAAATCCGAATTAGTACCAACCACTAATATAGCATCATACACCGGTAAAAACGGTGAGTTTTCAAATATGATTGGTCCTATAAAAGAAATGATTGGTGATACGATGGTATTGAAAGCACATAATACATTAAGTAATAAAATAGCTTATACTAAAATAGTAATTGAATAATGAGAAAGAAAGAAGTTAAACTACCAATGACTCCTATAACCGAAGAAACGTTTATTAGACAGGGTTGGAAAAAAATAATAGCTGGAGATGGTATGGATGAAAATGGAAATGATGAAGATGGGCATTATTATTGGACATTGGCAATTCCAAAATATAGAGAAGATGAATTTGCACCAATGTTAGTATCATCTTCAACCGATGAACAATTATTAATGAAAGAGATTGGTATAAAACCAGGACAATTTTTTATAGAAATGATGGATATGGATGGATTAGGATTTTGTAGTAGTGAGGAAGAATTAGACATACTATATTCAGCTCTATGTGGAGAAGATATTGAAGAAAATTTGGAAATTCAAGAATAAAAACGTATATTTGTATTATGAAAAGTTACACAGAAAAACAATTGGAAGAAAATTACGAAAAGTTTTTAAACCTTGTTCGTAAGGCATGTAGTTCTAATCCTGAAAGATTGGAAAAGTTATTAACGATGTATTCAATGGACGAATTAGGTCCTAATTTGATTATATCACCTGCAAGTGGTAATCTTAACTACCACAATGCATATGAAGGTGGGTATATTGACCACGTAATGAATGTTTGTAAAAACGCACTTCGTATGAAAAAATTATATGAAGAAGCTGGTGGTGTTATTGATTTCACCGATGAGCAATTATTATTTGCAGCTCTACATCACGATTTAGGTAAGTTAGGTATTAAAGATGAGTTACATTATGTACCAAACGATTCAAAGTGGCATATTGAAAATAGAGGTGAAGTTTATAAGAGAAATGAAAATATTCCTTTTATGACAATTACCGATAGAACATTTTTCACACTTAATCATTATGGAGTTCAATATTCTGAAAATGAATATTTTGGTATTAAACTTACAGATGGATTATATGATGAAGATAATGAAAAGTATTTCAAAGTATATGATACTTCAAAATACCTTCGTTCTAAAATTCAATACATACTACATTGGGCTGACCATATGAGTACAATTATTGAAAGACAAAATGCATAAAATTTAGCTACGGCTATATTTATAAACCGATAGAGCCGGCCGGCATATCGGCGTATCATCCAAAAGGAGATACAAACTTAACGCTTAAAAAGGTAAAAAAATGAAAAATCAATTTCAAAAGGGATTCCCTATCCCTCAATATAGGGACGAGTTTTTCACTCCATTAGATACTTTATTCGATAAAGTATTTTCAGAATCATTTCCTGAATTAACAAAGGAAATCGGTATCAATCCATTCCAAAACAATGCTTATCCAAAATGTGACATCATTAACTTTGATGACCGTATTGAGATTGTAGCAGAAGTTCCTGGTTTAACCAAAGAACAAATTACCATTGATGTAGATGGTGATGTGATTACATTAAAAGGAGAAAAAGCAAATAAAGCAAACGAAAAAGAAGGTGGTACATATCTTCGTAGAGAAGTTAAACGTTCATCGTTTTTAAGAAGTTTTACAGCTGATTCTAAAATCTTTGATTTAGATGGTATCAAAGCTTCATTTGAAGATGGGGTATTGGAGTTACAGATTCCAAAGAGAGAACCGGAAAAACCAAAGAAAAGAACAATTTCAATAGGTTAATCCTATCAAAATACAAAAGAGGGTGGGTATCAAAATCCACCCTTTTTATTTTTACTTATATTTATATGTAAACAAATAATAGTTTTATGAAACCTGAATACAAAAATAGAGCTCAAGAAAATTTAGAAGCGATAGCAAAAAGAGCTAAAGTTATTTCTGAAATGTTAAATGGTGAAAGACCAGTTAATCAAGACGAAGCAAAAAGAGCAGCAAAAGAAATTGAAAGATTGGTTGAACTAACAACAAACATAGTAGATTTAGCATAATAAAATGAATTGGTTAAAAGTATTAGTTGGACTTTCAGCAATCCTCGTTGCCGGATGTGCGGCTTATTTCTCCGTAACTGGATTAGGTGTACTATTCGCCGGAGCATCGATTTCAGTAATGGTAATGGCAGGTTCATTGGAACTCGCTAAATTAGTTGCCGCAACATATCTAAAACAAGAGTGGGATACATTAAAGGGATTTAACAAATGGTATTTAACTATATCGGTTGGTACTTTGATGCTTATTACATCGGCTGGTATCTTTGGATATCTATCAAACGCATTTCAACAACAAAATTTAGGATTACAAAAAATTGAAAGAGATATTGCGGTATATCAAACTCAAATCACTAAAAATGATGGGGAGATAGCCCGTTATACAACTCAATTAACCAACCAACAAAATATTCGTAATTCTCAAGAGGCTAACTTATCTAAACAAATTGATAAGGATAAATCTACTTCAAGAGTTTCACAAATGATTAGAACTGCCGATAAAGAAATCACATCAGTTTCAAAACGTATTGATGAACTTACAAAACAAAACAATGTTGCATTAGATTCAATTAACGCAATCAAAAATAACAACATTGAATTAGAAAGAGAAGTTGGTGGATTTCGTTTCGTAGCAGAAGCATTTAATGTTCCACTTAATACGGTTGTTAAATTCTTTATATTCATTATAGTAATTGTGTTTGACCCGTTAGCTGTAGCGTTAATTATTGCATTTAATGGATTAATAATGAAACGTAAAGAGGAAGATGGTATTGATGCTATTATAGATGATGGTGGTATATCGGAATATATTTCAGAAAAGAAAAAAGAATATGAAGTATATGGTGATAAAGAAAAACAAAAAGAAGCCATAGTTGAAATAATGGAAGGAGACGAGGAATTGGGATTATACGATGGACCAACCGAATTATCAAAAGATGTAAAAAATACAAGTTTTGATAATAGTGAACTTCCATCAACGAATGAAGAAGAAGTAAAAAAAAACGAAACTGATACCACTCCAACAAATTTGGAAGAGGAATACGCTACATTAACCGATGAAGAAAAGGCGGCATTAGAACCAGAAATCACCGATGAAATACTATTAAATCTTCAAACCGATTACTCAGAAAGAGCTATTGATTTGGATGGTGATGGTAGTACCGATGGTATAGATACTGATGGAGATGGTCTAATAAATAGAGTTATAGCATCACATCCTGGTAGAGCTGCAGCAATACAAAATATGTTACCATACTATGCTAGACCCAATTTCAATTGGTCTGACCGTAAACATTGGATAAATGACCAAAATGCGGTTAATTATTGGATAAAACATATCAAACCTTCTCAATATCCAACCGATTTCTCAAGTAAATCATATTAATATTTGGTGAATTCAAATAATTTTTGTATATTTGTATAACAACAAATAATATCAAAATGATGAATTTAGGATACGCATGTATCAATATGAGTATGGGTAAGAAAGTTACTACTAATCGAGCTATGGTTAAACGTACCTTTCAAACCAAAGGATTAGATTATGTATCTGACCTTGCATTGGCTAATGCAAAGGATATTATCAAAATACTAGAATGGAATAGATTGAATGGTATATCTTTATTTAGATTATCATCTACAATCGTGCCTTGGGGTGACCATTTAGATTTGACACAATTAAAAGATTACAAAGAAATTAAAAGTGAATTAAAGAAAGCAGGTGATTTTGCTAAATTTCACAATATGCGTATTAATTCACATCCCGGTCCATTTGTTGTTCTAACATCACCGAAAGAAGAAGTAGTTAAAAACGCTATCGCTGATTTAGAATTACATGGTAAGATATTTGATATGATGGGATTATCTAAATCACATTTCAATAATATCAATATTCATTGTAACGGAGTTTATGGAGATAAGAAATCTGCTATGGATAGATTTTGTAAGAACTTCAAACGATTATCTAAATCAGTACAAAGTAGATTGACAGTTGAGAATGATGATAAGGCATCGATGTATTCGGTATTAGACCTTATGTATATTCACCAAGAGATAGGTATTCCAATTGTATTCGATTATCACCATCACAATTTTTGCACAGGCGGTTTAACCGAAGAACAGGCACTTAAATTAGCAGCTACAACTTGGCCTGTTGGTATAAAGCAAGAAGTACATTACTCCGAAGCGAGAGAAGGTAACAAACCACAAGCGCATGCCGATTATATAAAACAATTACCTGAAACATATGGATTAGATATCGATGTTATGGTTGAGGCAAAAGCAAAAGAATTAGCAATATTACCTTTTATTAACGAACAAACTATATGTGAGTATAGTGGATTAAAATCAGTAGCAGCGTATTAATGATGAATTATATAGCAATATTAACCTTTCAAATAATGTTCAATATCTTTAAGGTATTGGAAATTAAATTTACCTATGAGAATCAAATCAATAGGTTACTTATTAATTCAGTATGGATTAATTTAGTATCACTTGCTTCGGTTTATTTTTCATTGGATAGTTTATTGAAAGGAGATATGTGGGTACTACCATTTTATATTGGTGGTAGTGTATTGGGAAAGTGGATAGCGATGACACAAATGGAAAATTTAGAATCAAAATTATTTTCATTCTTTAAATCAAAAGAAAATGGCAAAAGGAATACTAGAGTTCGACCTTAATGATGCGGATGATACTATGGCACATAAGAGAGCCGTTAAATCATTGGATATGGCATTGGCATTATGGGATATAACACATAACACAAAGAAGGCTTTAGAATGGACAATGGAAGGTAAAGAAATTGATAAGTATGATGCGTTAGATATGGTATATGAAAAGATATACGAAATATTGGAAGAACACAATATCAAATTAGATGATTTAATACATTAATAAATGAATACATTAGATAAAAAATACCAACAACTACTTTCCGATATTATAGAATTTGGAGTAGAAAAAAAAGATAGAACCGGAACGGGTACTATATCTGAATTCGGGCATCAAATTAGACATAAGATGAGTGAAGGGTTTCCAATTCTTACTACAAAGAAGATGGCATGGAAGCAAATCGTTAGTGAACTATTATGGTTTCTAACGGGTCAAAATAACATTTCATTTTTATTAAAACATAATAATCATATTTGGGATGGTGATTGTTATTCTAACTACCTCAAAAACCATCCAAGAGGATATTATAATGACCAACATGAACTTGGTGATTTAATCTTTACTGGTCCTAGTGTTTGGAAAGATGAAGAACCTTTATCAAAAGAAGAATTCATCAACAAAATACAAACCGATAATGAGTTTGCAAAAAAGTGGGGCGATTTAGGACCTATCTATGGAAAGCAGTGGAGAAAGTGGGATGGTAAAAATGGAAGGATTGACCAGATTGATGATTTGGTAAGAGAACTCAAATCAAATCCTGATAGTAGAAGATTGATG